GTATGACGCAATCCACCTAAATTAACTGGAAATGGTCTTATTAAATTTGGTGGTGGGGTATTTGGTCGTGTTCTACCACGAATAGCATGAACTGCTAATTCATATTCCAATTGTTGTTCTTCTGATAATTCTGGTGCTGGTTCGTCTGTTAGTTGTAATGGATTTTGTATACCACGAAGACTTGGTAATGCTTGTTGAACTGCTGGTAATGGTTCTGTGATTCTACCAGAAATAGAATTGATCATGGATTGGTAAATATCCCTTTGGTCTGCTGTATTAATTTGTAATGGTGCGTCTGGGAATTCACCTTGAACTTGACCCCCCATACTATCCCCTATTTGTTGGTCTGCTGTTATTGGTATTGCTGGTGCTAAACTTGTTGCTATATTTTGAAGTAAGTTTTTCATTTGGTCAAAGACCATTTTTTGTTCAATCCAAACTGGGGGTGCAACTTGAATTGGTGTTGGAGCATATCTTGAAATCTGATATATAACAGAACTATATGGTGAAAGTGCTTGTGGAATACCTAATGTTGGTGTTCTTAATTCTGTTGTAATACTGGATATGAGTTTATCCTTTGTAGCAAAGAATGATTGTGGTGCTTGATATTGAAAGAAAAAATCACCTTCAGCATTCAGTTTAGACATGACCCCAAGACAATTTAATCCAGTACCTTTATTAACAGATATGTTAAAATCAGTTTCTATTATATCAGACATAACATAGAAATATGGAAATTCTGTTTTTATTGGTAATTGTCCAGCAGTCATACTATTAGGTTCGGTTGTAAAACTATATCCAGTATTCCTTTCTCTATCTGGATTATATGTAGAAAGATATTCACTGAATTTTGGTCTTATTACTGGTGGATTTTTTTTTGGATCTGGGTGGTCTGCATTTACTGCGTCTATATTTAAATTACTTAATGTTTCATTGGATATAAAAGTAATTGGAACGCCAGTTGTATTTGGTATTCCATATCCGCTTAAATGAGAATTGAAATTTAAACCACCAATGGAACCAAATTGGTTTGTTGCTGGTTCGGTCTTACTGCCGTCAAATTTTTCATTTATAAAGAAAAATGGTGTGTTCTCTGCTGGTTCTTCAGCGGTTATTAATGCGTCAGCAATATCAACTAAATTATCAGTGGTTCCATTTGGAATATAACGATTTGAATTAGAATCATAAGAACTACCAACAACATTTTTATATAATTGTGAATTCAGAAAACCAAGTTTATTCCAAAATCTATTACCAATATCATTATAATTATTTTGTGCTGTTGGTTTATTTGTATCTAATGTTGTATCTGTTATAAACCATTCAGTAGATAAATCAACAGAACTATCTAAATTACATAGATTTCTAACTTGTTGTGGGGTCGTAATATTAGAAAAATCTTGTGAAGACCAATTTTCAATATTAACACCACCAACTCTTGTTCTGGGCATTTTATATAAATTATTATTTCTACCAACTGGTGCTGGATAATAAATGGTTGTAGATAATTGACCGCCTTCTTGAACAATACCTTCTGCACTTGGTTCAAATTTTGATACTGCTGGTTGGTGTAAGAAGTCAATTTTAAATCTGCTGTTCGTGTCGTCCCATGATATACTTACATTATTCGATCCGCAATATTGAGATATAAAACTATCTGGCGCATATTCAATTGGAAAACCATTTATTACTGGATTTTGAGCAGAAGATTTAGAAGTAAAACATTTAGCAAATTGTAAATTACCTTGAACTTGAGTAGCATTTACAAGTTCAAGTGTTGAAGTTTTGGTTTGGTCTAAATCTGCTGTTAAAGAAAATTCATGTCCAGCACTTGCGTCGTCGTTCCCATTTAATTTTAATAGTGGTTTAGTAATATCTTGAAATGCTATTGGTTTATTTATGTATGTATTTTTAGTTTTAAAATATATATCATAATCTCCGTCCTCAGCATAAGTTGCTTCGTCGGTTTTACTATAATGAGCAACTGGACTATTTTTCATTTTATATCTTAATAAAAATGAATTTGATTGTAAAACTCCTTGTAATTTACCAGTTAAAGCATTTTCTTTATTTTGATCTGGGTTTGTATTACCAACAACACTACTATCTGTTAAATCACCAGCAGAAGTCCATACTGGTATATAGTACGCATTTTGTATCAATCCATTACTCTCACTATTAGGAACTTCAACACCATTTTTATTAATTGCTTTACCTACATAATGTGTTTGTTCTGTTAATGCAGTAGCAATATCACTTGGTGAAGAATAGTTTTCTTCAATCTTTAATTCATGTTGAGCATAATGTTTTACTTCAATATTAGTTGAATCATTGTTAATATATCCAGCATATTTCATTGGTCTATCAATATTAGAATTATCTAATGGATTTTCAAAATTAAAAGAATTACTTTGTAATTGACTATGTGATAATGCTCTGTTATTAGTAGTAGTTAAATTAGTTGCTGTTAATTCATTATTATTATCTTTTATGTATCCATAGTAATCAATTCTTTTTTGTCCATTTATTCCACTTGCTAATTTGGTTGACCAATCCCAAGTTTCTCCCCTAAATTGTTTTGATTCTTCATGTGTAAAACTTGCTGTAAAATCTGTAAAAAAGTTTGGTGTTATTATTAAATAATAATCTTCAGAATTATTTATTGTTGTATTGAATGTAATTGGTTGACCAGTTGATAATAAATTTAATAATGTTTCGCTATTTTGATTTCTTCTAACATTATTTAATTGTATTATATTATTAGTTGTATCATAATTAAAATTAGAATAGTTTGTTGGGGTCGTTTGAGTGTATAAAAAACATACTGCAATTTCTCTACCAGATATAGCACCACCACCAAAGAAATCAAACACAACACAATTTGTTCCAATTATTTTAGTAAATACACTTAATGCATTTGCTCCACCACCAGACGCTTTCATTAGAGAATGCTCTACTGAATTTGGTTCAAACTGAAATTGTATTACTTGTTGATCGCTTCTATGATTTGCTGGTGTTGGTTCTATTAACGAAATCATGTGTAGTTTTATTTTTGATTTTGTTGCTGTTTGATTTGAACTTGCTACTTGAACTTCTAATACTTTATTTTCAGTTTGTGAGTCTATTGATTGAATACACAGATTACCTTGCGTATGATCTATATTATCAAAACTAACACCACAAAATTCATATTGTTTAAATTTATCACCAACTTCAATATAATTATCGGCAGTTTTACCAGTCCATACAATAGTTGATAATGCTGTATGTGGATATTCATTAGCAAAAGTTTCACTTGAAGAACAGATTGACGGCAAATTTCCTATTAGTAATTTAGCAGTAGTTGTTATAGTTTCAGTCATAGGAAAATTTAAACCAGTTAAATTATTTAAACTATCTACAATTAAAACATTAGCACCACTTATACCACTATCAGCATGTGCAACTCTAAAATCTTGAATGGTAAAAACCCAATCATTAACATTTTTATCATGAAAATTAGTATTTGGATTTGCTGTTATATATGCTTCTGGTTGAGATTTAAAATTTAATGTTTGTCCTATACCCATAATTGCTCGTGGGTCTATAGTTTCAATTACATTATTACCAGTATATCTTTTACATTGAATAGCAGTAGCATACGCTAAATGATCACCAGTATCGGTTAAATGTAATTTTGGGTGTAAAATGAATTCGTAATGGTCGTCTAATACTGGTGTTTTTATGGTAAATGTTTCACCATAGAATCTACATTTAAGGTAAGGGTCTTGAAACCATGATAATCTTTCTCCAGTCATTTCACCACCAAATATTGGGGTTGGTGTTCCAATTGTTGATTTAGGTGTAATTCTGATTAATGGGCATGGTGAATTATCACAATCAAAATTAAATCTACCATTACCACCAAATTTACTATTCTCACTATTAGCAACTTCTTTCATATTATAACCAGAACGCTTATCGTTCAAATGATCATTACACCCATAATAACTAAAAATCCAATTTGCTTTATTATCTTGTGTAGAACTATCTTCTCTAATATCCCATTCAATTAAATCACCAACACCAATTGACGAAATGTATGCTGAATTAATCCGAATTTCGTCCCCTTTTCTAATCTGGATTCCACCATTAGAATATTCAGTTGTCCACCTATGATTAGTACTATAACCTTCAGCATTTATATCTTCTTGTCTACTTGTTAATCTATTACTTTCTAATATAATAGTTTGTGGTATTGGTGTCTGTTGCATTTGTGATTGTTCAACTTGTTCTGCTTCTTGTTTTTGTTTCTGTATATTATTTGTTCTACTGGGTAATGAAGCAAACCTATTTCTCTGTGCTTGATTCATTTGTTGTTGATTTTTATTAGACATATTAATATATCAATAGAAATTAAAAAAGTAAAAAAAATGTAAAACTAACCAAAGATATTTACACCAGTTGGAACTATCTGTAATCGTTTTACCATAGACACGAAATTATATACATTCTTTGCTGAATTAGTATTTGTATTATAAGTGATTTCCCACCTAAAACCCTTTTCACTCAAGTCTTCACTTCCACCCATAGCACCAAGTCTTCTTCCAAAAACGAAATTATCACGCCACCTTGCTAAAGACCTTTCACCAATTCCAACAGCATTAAGTGTTTTAGTAAGTTCTTGGATATGTTCTTGCGCATGATATTCATGCTGTGTATCAGTTGTCCAATTGGTAATATCAACTGGTCGTTGTGGTTCCACTCGTGATCCAATCTTTGCTTGGTATTCTCGTAGTCCGTCCACTTTACCTTGTCTATCATGTTGGTAATTTTCTTGAGCAGATAATAGTGGAACAGACAAAACTCCCTTAACTCTGGAACTATAACATGGAACAAGTAATGATTGTCTAATAAGATTTGGTTGAATATTTGCAAGATACATAGAATAAGTTGGACAATCCATTACAAGACCTTCGCCTTGAATTCTTCGCTGTAAAGCATTAAGATATGGTGGGGGCATTTCGATAGAACGACAAACAAATTCAACATTGCTTACTTCATAAGTCCATTGTTCATTGGTAAGAAGTGTTGGTTCAGTAGTTGTATTAACATAAGTTCGGTTAAACATTGGTCTAATACTTACAGAAGCATATTGGTCGTTGTTTGGTAAATAACCATTAACAAATTTATTAGAAGTAATTTCTAATTTACTTGAACCACCATTAACAGCAGTTGGTGTAGTTATATCAAAATATCTTTTAACAACAGAATTATCTGCTTTAGTCATTAATAATTCAAAACAATTTCCAACTGCGTATACATTATCTGTATTATTTCGTGCGTCCGCCATAACAGCATTTAAAGTTAATTTACCACCAGTAATTGCTCCGTTTCCGTCTGCGTTAAATGGAACACAAGCAACAGCAGACATATCTTGTTGTGGAACAAGTACATTTTCTGCGTCGTCTAAAATAAATTCAATCTCAACATTACCAGTAGCAACAATTGGAAATCCAGTTTTCATTGATAGTAAACCAGATAGATCAAGTTGCATTTGGTTCTTTGTAGAAATATTATTATAAGTAAAAGTTGAAGTATTAACATTCCACTCTTGAACAGCATAACTTGGATTGTCTGGTATAAGTGTTGCGTGAGAATAAACTGCGTCAAGATTATTAAGTGTGAGATCATGGGCATAATCTCGTCGTGCTTTATCTAAAACATTATAATTAGTAATAGTTTCTAATGGTCTTCCGTCAACACGAATAATTAAATCACGAACAATTTGTTCTGCTCCTTGACGATTACCAAAACCGCATTTATAAGTATTAGTGGTTCCTTGAGTTCCATTTTTTAACACTTTAGTATTGAACTGAATATATGAAGAATGAAAATCTATCATGCCGAGAGTGCTGGGCAGATTTATTCTAACACGACTATTAGTTTTTGGTTTGAATGTAGCACCAGAATTATCGCTAATAACAACTTGAGAATAATTTGAAATCGGTATAGAATTACTGACTTTTAACATTTTATAATATATAAATAGAAAAAATATTAATTAAAAATAAAATTAAACAATTATGCTACAACTTGAATACCACCATTAGCAACTTGAACTGATTGACGGCAAAGATAGTATGTATACACAGCATAAGACAATGTAGTTTGAGCATTTGGTAATGAAGCAAATTTAGTTGGGTCTGTAAGTTTTGCTTGAAGTTCAAAACCAAGTGTTGAAACTTCTGCTGGAATACCAGCATTAGAAACAGAATCATAACTACAACCAATTCCAAATACACCATGTTTATCTATCTGCGATTGAACACCAGAAATAACTGGGTTAATACAAGATTTCTTAATATCTTTAGAGTTCCTAAATGATTCAAGATAATTTCTTAACAATTGTGGATTAGTTGTTGGTTGTTCAGTTTCCTTAAGTGTTTCGTCCCTATCAACTTCAATAGAATATTCAAGTGGAAATCGTTTGCCGTCCATGTTATATACTAATTTCTGAATTGCTGGATTGTATTGTGCTTGTCCATTTTCTGTAAAACTATTAATATAACTTACTGGAATAAAATTAGACATACTTGAAATAACACCTTTCAAAGATACTCTATGAACCACTTGCTGATCTGTTGAATTAATTGTATTGTAAAGTGAAGTGAAACTTAAAAAGTTCATTTGTGGATTTGGATTTTGCATTAACGCCATTTGTTGGTTTTCTGTTTTAGAAAGCACTGGTACAACAAGTCGTGGGTTTTCAATAATATAATGGTATAAACTTGCGTCAGTACCATAAATAACATTTTCATTTGGCGCTAAATTAATGGTAATCGCCAGACCACCTAATGCTTCTAAATCAATATCGTTAGACATGAACATACCACATACCAATCGTATATCAAATGGAATTCCTTTAGTAGCACAATATGGAACTCTCTGTGCTATTTTCTGTCCAGCAGAACTATATTTAGTTGAAGCATTGGTGCCGTCTAAATGTGATTCTTCATTGAGTGTATCAAAACCATAACCTTTTGAACCTTGTTCATGAAACATTTGAGTATCAAGACCAGATTTAGAATGAAGTGAAGACATGAAATTACCAACCAGTCGTGGATAGTTTTGGATTGATTCTAATGAACGATTGCTGTATTGTCTTGAACTTATTTCCAAATTCTGAATTACAGATTGTATACCGACAAAAGCGTCCAAATTTAAATCTTTTGTTTTATCAACTTCATTAAGAGTTGGATTAGTTGCAGAATTTGTATTAGCAACTCTTTTAAATGTTCCTTGAAATCGTAGTTCTTGTGATTGAAGCATACCATTATTACTCACTAAAAATTTAAGTTGTGGATTACCAGCAGAATATCCAAAAACACCATTACCACCATTTGAAGACGCAATAGATAAATACCTTTTACTCATTTTATACTATAAGATAATATAAAATAATGACTAAATAAAAAATGTAAATTCCCAAAATAATATGTATTAGTACTAATCAAAAGTTAATAGAATTGGTTTTTCTATTATACTAAATTTTTCTATGGTTCCATATTTTCTATGTAAATAATAATTTCTTTGATATTCTATAATTTTTATTCTATTTTTTAAATTATATTGTTTTTGATAATTTAATATTTTTTCTCTATTTTTTTGATAGTAAGTCATAATATATTAAAACATTTTTTACTTAAGTAAATTAAAAATTTAATGCTGAACCACCAGATCTAAATTGTGAAGTATCTAAAGCAGTATTTGAAATAGAACCAAAAGACATTCCACCCATACCATTTATATTATCGGTCATGGTATTAATATCATTTTGTTTTGCTATTAAATCATTATTAACTTTTTTACTTTCAAATATTCCAGCAATACTTGCACCCAATCCAGCAATTAAACCAATTGGTCCGAGAAATTCCATAGCGTCTCCAGCAAGACCTAAACCAGAAGTAATTTTTTCAGCGTCTAATGCCCCCTTACCTAAAGTATTACCAAGTGCTTCACCAATATCACCTTTCGATAGATCACCAAAATCTACACCAATTTTATCACCTAAATCACTCATGGTTTTAGCACTAATTGCTCCAGCATTTTCTACTTGTGTATTCACAGCATTCTCTGCTGGATTACCCTTAAACAAATTTTTAATTTTACTTACAAATCCACCAGCACCACGATCTACTCCACCACCAATTGTATTTGCTATATCGTCATTAGATATTAAATCGTCGTCAATATTATCAGATAAATTAGCATTACCACTACCAAGTTGTGGTTGTGGTGCTGATCCAGAAGCACCACCACCACCACCACCACCACCACCAGCACCAGCACCACCACCACCAGCACCAGAAACTGGTGGGTTAATAACTGGGTTATTTGCGAGATTTAGAGCAGTTTGAGCAAGATTTTCACCAGTTCCTTCTATCTCACCAAGAGTTCCAGCACTTTTTGCTTCAGATAATTCGTCTACTTTACTTTGTATAAGAGTTCTTGCTTTTTCTGTAGCAGTTTTAATTACTTTTTTACCTACAACAGAAACACCTTCTTTAGTAAGTAAACCAGCACCCATACCAACACCACCACCTTCTTCTTCAACTTTTTCTTTTTCTGTTGCAAGTGATTCAGTAATATCGTCTTTTGCTTCTTGTGCTTGTAATGCTCCTACTCTTTGTTGAATTTCTCCCCTTTGTATCATGCCTAAAGTTTGTCCCATTTGACTACTTTGATTGTAATAACTTTCTAATTCATTCATATTATAAAATATGTATATAAAATAAAAATAAATTTAATCTTCTTCGTCCATAACAATATCAGCATTACTTGGAATTGTAAATGGTTCATTATATCCACCACTATCACTATATTTTTTCCATAAAAATTCTGGTTCACATGATCCCCATTTATAACATTCATTTTTTAATGCGTCAACAAATAAAAAGTTATATGGTTTATTTGTAGCATAATCATATAATGCTTTGATCATTTTTTTATTACCCAGAAAACCTAAATCTTCAAAAATCTTTTCTTGTTCTTTACTACTTGGTATTCTGTATATATGAAAATTACTGGCGTTAGATCTTGCAACTGGTGGAAGCATTTTCCAATTCTGTACTAAATAATACATTGAAACTAAATAGTGTCTATGTGTACTTGTTAATTTATACAACTCACTATCCCTACTTTTAATCATGGAAGCAATATCGTCAGCAACTATACAAATATGTCGTCTATCCTTTTTAGGTTTTGCTCTTTGATAATCAACAATATTACTTAAACTTTCGTCGTCATAAGTATTTGAAACCATAGTTGCTTTTTTAATTAAATGTCTACTTGTAGAATCAGAACCAAGAGTTCCAGAAAAAACTATAATATCTTCAAATACTGGTTCTTGTTCTTTCTTTTCACCATACATATTACTTCGGCATAATTCGTTGATAAGACTGCTCGTTTTTCCGCTTCCCTTTCCACCACAAATAATAGAAACGAATGGTGGTTTCTGTAGTGGTTCTGGTATATCTCTTTTGACTTGGTAAACTTCGTCGTCTTGTCTAACTGGGAACATTTTTAATTCATTCTCATTCATGCTATATTAATATATATACATATTTTAATATAATACTTTATTCAATTTCTTCACCACGCTTAATCTGTTTCTTGCTACGAAGATTATGTTGTTTCTGAATAATCTCTTCTTTTATTTCTTCTGCTTCTTTAATAATTTGTTTATCTTTTGCTCTCGATAATACATTATCTAAAATTTCATAAACTCTTTCACCATGTATAGACATGTAATGTTTTATCTTTCTACATTTACCACATAACGATCCAAACCAAAATTCACTGGGTTTTTCACACAAAGCACATACCATTTTATAATATATTAAAAGATATTTATTTAATAGGAATTGTTAAATCTGTATTTCCGTCTCCGTCAAAGTCAACTGATATATTTGTTTCACTTTTATCTATAACACAATTGCTACATGAACTTCTGCATTTAACATTCTTAAACCAAATTTTAAATCTGGTTAAACAACTAACTTTTACTGCTTCTTCCATTATTTATATATATATATATTATTTTCTTCGTGGATTTAATAAATCGTCCCAAATATCATTTTGTCTTGGTTGTGCTGGTGCTGGTGCTTGAAATTGTCTTGGGGGTAATCTACTAAAGTATTTTTTAGTATTGTTCATGAGTGTTTCATTCTTTTTCTGTTCAAGTTCCATTACATATTTTGTTCTCTCTTCATTCCTAATCTTTTCTTCATGGTCTTTCATATATGAAACAAAACCTAAAACATTTGGATCAAATCCCATACTTGGAATTGCTGGTTTTGCAACTGGTTCTGGAACTTGAAATGCTTTAAGTTTATCATTCATTCTTTCGTCAAATTTATTTAACAACATATCCATATCAAATACTGGTTGTGCTTTTGGTACTGGTGGTGGTGGTTCTAATACTTTATCTTCTGGTATTGTTTTTAATTCTGGTTTGAATATTTCTACTTCAGTTTTATCTTCTGCTTGTTCTTGTATTGATTCTAATGGATCTTCTTCTGCTACTGGTTCTTCTGCAACAACCATATTAATATTTGGTTTAGGATCCTTAACTTTCTTTGGTCTTCCAACTGGTCGTTTATTCTTTTTCTTTTCTTGTGCTTTTGCTTTCCTTACTTCAGCAGATTTTTCCCTACATTTCTTTAGGTGTTCTTTGAGTTTTAATTTTTTATCGTCTTCAGCAGAATTAGTTTTTGAATCTGTTTTAGGTTTCTCAAATATTTCTTTTTCTTCTTTTGCTGGTTGTTCAACTTCCATAAGTGGTACTCTACCAAAATCAGTCATTCTATAGAATATATAAATATTATAATTTGTGTAATTAATTAATTCACAAAATCACTAATTATTTATTATTAAATTAATTATCTGTGTATAAATTAAATGGAAATAGAAATAAAAAAAAATAATTGTAATATCTGTAATGCTTCTATACAGAAAAATAAGAATAAAGAATTTGAATACATTGGTGTCGTATGTAGCGCATGTTTTAGAATGAGTAAAAAAAGATATTGTGAATTAGTAGATCTTATTAGTGAAATGAGAATGAAATTTATAATGAATGAATTAGACATACATTATAAAAAAGATTTAGAAGAAAAGATTAATGTACAGAAATAACTTCACTTACATTTTGTTTTACTTTTTTAACTTTAATTAAAAGAGTATCACCTTTGTTTCGATTGTGATATATGTTATGCAGTTTATGATAATTGAGAAAAGTATTACCAGTTTGATTCTTCCATTCATTAGACACTTTCTCTAAAGTATCTCCAGCATAGAACCAAACATTTTCTTCAATATTTTTAGGGTTTTGAACTTCAACGATCCATGAGTAAGATTTCATTCTTAATATATATATACATTTTTATTTTAAGTAATAATCCTTAATTATTATATTTTTTTACATTTAACAAATTCTTAACATGTTTGATTGTTTTTAAATGTGGTTCTCTATGTCCTTTAGAAATAATACAATTGCATACTGGGCATAAAACTTTTTGTTTAACATATTCAGTATATCTACTCATTGATTTAAAATACATTCAAATAATTTTAAGTAAAAATATTTAAAATTAAATATCTCATTATATTATATGACTGATAATAATGAAGTAAGATACAAAATGAGTACTAACGAAAGGAAACAATACTTCAAAGAATATTATTTAAGATCTAAAGAAGAAAAAAAAGATAAGAAAACAAAAGAAGTTAAAACGCCAAAGAAGCGTGGAAGACCTAAAAAGGTTATACCACCATTTAAAATAACAAGATTTGAAAAACCAATAACTATAGATTGGTAATTATTTTTCACCATTAAAGTCTAATACGAAAGACATGGGTTGGTCTAAATCTTGTGGAATCTGTCCGTCTGCTTGTTGTAGTCTAAATCTTAGTTGAGAAAGGTTTATTTCATGTTCATTATGAAGTTTAATAACATTTGCTTCTACTGGATTGTACATTAAATTATATCCGATAGTGAATCTACCATTCTGATCATATCGTGGAATAGAAGCAATACATTTAGAATTATCTAATTCATTTTCTGTAGTATCTGTATTAGTATCACTATAAGAATTTATAGGTAAATTTTCAATCATTAGATTAATATAAGGTGCTGTCTTATATGTTTCATTAGTAGAATCTCCGTCAACTTCAACTGGGTCTTCATTTGCAAATTCAAGTTCTGCTACATTAGTTGTTCCACTTGTATTCTTAAAATAATTACTTTCAGTAAAACCTAATTGTTCACCATTAGAATTCCAATCCCAATTAATATATTGTCCATAATCAGAAACTTCTTCAGCGTCGTCGTCAGCAAAAGAACCATACCAATTTTTTATACTTGCGTCTGTATGACTTGTTCCACCATTCTTACCATAAACACTATAAGCAAATTGTAATGGTTGACCATTTGTTGGTGTATATCTTGTTGCTGTATGTTTTATAGAAATTGGTTTCCATTTGTTTCCATTATGTGCTCTATACCAATAAACAACTTCACTACCATTTTGTATACTCATACCTATTTTATCATTATGACTAAAACCAGTTTTCAATCTTCCAACTTCAACAAGACCAGCACCAGCACTATTTTCAAAAATATGCACTGACCCAGCAAGAAATGCTCCATTTGTTGATTTCACAACTAACATACATATAGGTAAGTCGTCAATGTTTGTTATTTGGGTAAAAGTATTATCAACAACGCCGTCCAAATCTGTATCTCCAGTCGTTAAACCAACCCAGTAGTTTTCGTCGTTTCCGTTGTCTTGAATGGAAAAAGCACCATAAGGATCTAAATTTGCTGGAATACTTGGTGGTTGGTGAGCATTTCCATTTTGATTTGCTATTAACCATTGGTGAAATGTTATTTCGTCATTCTCAAGCATGTATGCCCATGAACTAACTTCTGCTGGTGTTCCAGCAGTATTTAGGATAGAACTCATACCAAGAAAATTAACACCACCATTAATTGTAAGAATAGCAGTAGAATCACTAACTAATGTATCATTTTCAATTCTAACAAATGTTGCGTAATCACCAGTATTTATAGGCATGTTTTGATAAAGATTAGCAAATAATGATAATGCTTTTATATCAAGTGTTAAGGCACCTTGTTCATATCCTTTTTGAGAATCATAGTCAACATTAACTACTAAATTTAATTTATTAGTATCTACTACTGCTTGTGCTTTAGTCTGAATTTCTTTTGCTAAAGCAGATAAAGCATATATCCCAGCGTCAATAACTATATCATGTGCAGTTCCAGCACTTTCGTCATTTGCTGATATTTTAAAAGTTCTTTTATCTGTTGGTATAGTAATTCTATGTGCTAAAGATATAAAAGCATTGGTTAATTTAAGTTCACAATTTTTAGGTAATATCAAGTTGCTTTTGAAAGTAGTTTGGAAACTATCCTTTGCTTCATTATTGTATATTGTGATTAACATTTTATAATATATATTTACATTTTAATTTGTGAATAAAATATTTATCTTAACATAATATATATGAGAATTGAACAAGAAAATTTTAGGTGTATGTCTACTTTTACTAACAGCAATAAACATAGAACTTCAAATCAACCACTACCAGATCAAAACAAAATTTTTAAATATAAGAATATTAAGAACGCTGGAAAACCAGAACAAATTAAAGAAAAAGATATTTTCGATACTGGTGATAATTCAAAACCTAAAAAGAAAAAAGAATTTCATAAAATGCGAGACGGAACTATCATGTCTGGTAAAACACATAATAAAAATTCTAAAGTCATGAAGAAGAAAGATATATTTGATCCAAATGAAAGTATTGGAAATCACAATAAAAAGACAAAATTAAAATCTTATTAGTATATATAAACATGGGACAAAAATGCAGTGCTGGTTATGTTAAAGTTTGGGAAGATCCATATAGTAATTCTGGTAATCATGCTGGGGGTGCTGGGACTGGGGATCCACGATTTAGTGGTCATGGTTCTTCTGCTGGTGGTGGTGCTATGGGTGGTAGTAATGAATGTATTGCTATGCCTATTGAACAACAAAATAAATCACAATTTCAAGGTAATACTTCAACTGGTCTACAAGCGTCAAATGTTTTTGATACGACGGCAAATAGATTAGGTTTTATATCACCAATTCATACTTGATTTTTTACATATTTTTTTATTTATTTTTTATATTATGTTATAGTATAAAATGTCTAAACTAACAAATAACTCAAATCAAAATTTATTGAAAGCGTTAAATGTTCATACAGACCACCATACAACCACACACACTAAATTAGATACAATTGCTACTAATACTGCTAATATTAAACTTTCAACTGATAGTGTTAATCTTAATGTGGATACTTTAGAAGCACTGCAACAAACAACCATTAATCATTTAGACGGAGTTATTGGTCATATTAATAATACGAATGCTATTGGATCTGGACAGAATGCTTTAAAAAGTATGTCTTTAGGATATGATAGAACTAATGATAAAGGTGTTGCTATATTAGTTGATAGTGCTGGTCATGTTCAAACAGATATTGTTTCAAGTGCTTTACCAACTGGTGCTTCAACAAGTGCTTTACAAGGTGATATTGAAAGTAGTTTGAATTCTCTTATTTCTGCAAACCATACAGATCTTGAACATGTATCAAGTGATTTAGATACAGCAAATGGTCATTTAAATACTATCAACGGAAAAATTACTGCTTGTAATACTGGTGCTGTTGTTGTTAGTTCTTCGGCATTACCAAGTGGTGCTTCAACAAGTGCTTTACAAGGTGATATTGAAAGTAGTTTAAATAGTTTGATTTCAGCAAACCATACAGATTTAGTAGCATTAGAAACAACATTAACAGAAATTGCTACTGACGGCAATAATGTACAGACAAAACTTGATACGATAGACGGAAGTATAAATACAATTGAAGCATGTGTTGGATCAAGTAAAGTTAATGTAAATATTTCTTCTGGTAATATTTCTGGATTTTCAACTGAAGCAAAACAAGACGATATTGAAAGTTCTTTGAATAGTCTTATTTCAGCAAACCATACAGATCTTGTAGCATTAGAAACAACACTAACAGAAATTGCTACTGACGGCAATAATGTTCAAACAAAACTCGATACTATTGACGGATCTATAAATACACTTGAAGCATGTGTTGGATCTAATAAAGTTAATGTAAATATTTCTTCTGGTAATATTTCTGGATTTTCAACTGAAGCAAAACAAGACGATATTGAAAGTAGTTTAAATAGTTTAATTTCAGCAAACCATACAGATCTTGAACATGTATCAGATAATTTAGATACAATTGAAACAACACTTACAGAAATTGCTACTGACGGAAACAATATACAAACCAAACTTGATACGATAGACGGAAGTATAAATACACTTGAAGCATGTGTGGGATCAAATAAAGTTAATGTAAATATTTCAAGTGGTTCCATGTCTTTAGCAAGTGGTGCTTCCACCGAAGCAAAACAAGACGATATTGAAAGTTCTTTGAATAGTCTTATTTCAGCAAACCATACTGATCTTGAACATATCAGCGATAATTTAGATACTCTTGAAACAACACTTACAGAAATTGCTACTGACGGAAACAATATCCAAACCAAACTTGATACGATAGACGGAAGTATAAATACACTTGAAGCATGTGTTGGATCCAATAAAGTTAATGTAAATATTTCTTCTGGTAATATTTCTGGGTTTGCAACTCAAACTACTTTAGCAAATGCTGAAACACATTTAGGTAATATTGATACTGGTGTTGACGCACTTGAATCATGTGTAAAAACTGAAGATCTTGCCCATAGTAGCGGTGATAAGGGTTTTATGGTTATGGGTGTAAGAAATTCTGATAATACAAGTGGTGCTAATTTTGGAACACAAGACGGAGATTATTGCCCATTCAGTATTGACGACGACGGCGGTATTCGTGTACACACTAACGACGCTTCAATGGAAACAGCGACACTAATGAATGCTTCAGTTAATGGTAGTTCTGGAGAAGGAGTTTCAAATGTATTCACAAAACCGCGTGGAATAAAAGATATTGGATTTGCTATTGTCGCTGCAAGTAATGCAAGTTATTCAGCATTCATAGAATTCTCTGCTGATAATTCAACATTCTTTCAAGATACTAATTTAAATTTTTCAAACAATCTCACAGCAAAAGGAACTATAACAACTTCTACTGCTTCGTGGAAATTCTATCGTGTAAGAATTATAAATAATCATAATGTAGCACAAACTTTCGTAGTTAAAATATCTTATTAAAATGTTTATATATTGTATACATGAAGAAACCAAGCAAAGATTGGAAAGAAAACAAACCACTATATAAACCAGTTGTAAGTTCAAACCCAAAGAAGAAAGGAATGGTTTATGTTAAAAAAGATAATAAGAAAAGACTAATACATTTTGGAGATAGTTCAATGCAAGATTTTAGACAACATAAAGATCCTAAAAGACGAGCAAACTATTTAGCAAGAAGTGGTGGTATTAAAAATAAGTCTGGACAACTAACAAAGAATGATAAAAATAGTGCTAATTATTACTCACGAAAATATCTATGGTAAATATATATTATGAGTGAACCAACTAATAAATCATTATATGAAAAGATTACTGCAAGAGTTAAAAAAAGAATTCCAAAACATTCAGCATATAGATCTGGTCAAATAGTAAAAGAATATAAAGACGCTGGTGGTAAATATTCTGGTAAGAAAAATGATAAAAAAGGTTTAGGTCGTTGGTTTAAAGAGAAGTGGACTAACCAGCGTGGGGGTTCTGGTTATAAAAAGAAAGGTGATATATACAGACCAACGAAACGAATAACAAAAGATACACCAGCAACCCATAAAGAATTAACACCAGCACAAAAGAAAAAAGCAATGAACGAGAAAAAGAAAACTGGTAGGGTTAAGAAGTTTAAGAAATCTGCCGATAGTGGTGAAACTTCACCAGAAGAAAAAAAAGTAAAAAAAAATATACAAAAATTTAAAAAAAAATATTAGTTAATTGTATGTCTAAATATATAATTGGTGATATACATGATATAATTAAAACTATTGATAAAAACTCGATAGATTTAATTTACACCAATCCACCATACGCAACTACTGGTAAAGAATGGGATAAACCGATTGACTGGGAAACCCTATGGAAAGATATGGACAGAGTATTAAAACCAAATGGTGTTGTATTACTTCATAGTTCAATTCCATTTACTTATGATTTGATTAGAATAAGAAAACCAAAATATAATTATATTTGGATTAAAACAAATCCAACTAATTTTTTTCATGCTAAAAGACAACCATTAAGACAAGTAGAAGAAATTTTAGTATACTATAAAAAGAAACATACATATAATCCACAAATGATAGGTAATGAAAAAATGACTAATAAAAGAAGTAATAGTTATAGTGGGGATTTATATTATGGTGATCAAAAACCTAATCAAAGTAATCATACTGGAAGATTTCCAACTACATTTTTAGGTGAATACTCAAGGATAATTCAAACAGATTCACCCAAATCAATTCATGACGATATAATGATTAAAATGATTAGTACATATTCTAACAAAGACGATACAATATTAGATATGACTTGTTGTGATAAGAATTTAGGTACACTTGCTACAACATTAAATAGAAAATATATAGGTGTTGATATTTCTTCTGAATTTCTGTAATTTTAATTTTTAATTAGTCATTTTATTTTATTTAAGTATAGTATAAAATGGATAATATGTTGCCGAGTGTATTGCAAACTAACGCTGTTGACGAAAACCAATCAAGTCAAATTGAATCTGTTATTCAAGAAGCAGACAATCATTCATGGGTTGCTGGAAAATTTGGTAAATCTAAATTCGTATTAGCAAAGAAAGGATCTGCTCTTTCTACAGACGGCGTTTTACTATGGAAAACTATTTGGGCAAGTTATGTTCATACTACAGATCGTTTTGCTTCTTTTGTTAGAACTTCTGGTGGTGTAAATCTTATTAAGAATTGTCGTCTTTACATGGGTGGTCGTCTTGTATCTGAAACTCGTGAAGTGGGACAGAAAATAGCACTTGATAATAACTTTATTCCTTATGACGCAAGGGTTGAAATTCTTGACGAAAAACTAAATGGTAATGCGAGATATGCTTATAACTCTACTGGATTTCTTCAATTAGCAGACGATAAAATGCATGGTGAAGTTGGTTTTAGATCACCAACCGCAAGTGAATCTGCTACTTTAGAATGCGCTGTTCGTCTTGACCAGTTGTTTCCAGTACTTCGTGATACTATGTTGCCGTCAACTCTTACTGGTGATATAATTGTTGAGATTGATTGGGAAGGTGAATGGGCGGAATGTATGGTTGAAAGTGGTGCTACTGCTTTTACTGCAGCAACACGAGTTTTTGAAGA